CTGTATGTTTTTCCAGTTACAGGGTCTCTCGCTGTCCTCGTTCCTTTGGGTAAATCATCCTTATTGTCGTATACAGGATCATAAACTGGAGTCGTTGTACAGCGACACAAGGGGTGTTTTGGTGGCGACGTTTCACCTGTCACGGCATCTTCTATTTTGAATTCCTTTCCATCTAAACCCCCACAATCACTACAGGTTTTCAAATCTAACGTGCCAAGCCATTGATATTTTTCTACACCATCTTCCTTATAACCAGCTAATGTTGCTTGTTCTACAATAAAAGAATATTCTGTATGAAGCAACCTATACGCTTCATATTCTTTGGCCTGAAATATTTTTGCGAATTCCGGGGCAAGAACTTTCGGATTTTGTCCTCGTATCAGCATACTCGTGACGCTTTCGTTGATCTTCTGCAAAAGATGATCTTTCTGCCGCCATAATCGTGAAGAAAACGTAACTCCACTCCATGGATATCTGATAAGTTCATCAACTGTTTTTGCGCTTATCTGTGCAAATTCTTGATGAAAACCGTGATACACGTCAATGTTGTACCAGGTTTGGTAATATGTATCGGTATAAACATCTTTCAGTAATTCTTCTCCTTTAATTTGGTATTCAATTGCATATAACTGTTTTAATATCGCATCAATCTGCTTTTCCAATGCCTGATATCGGGTAATCCTGGCTTTAATACTCATGTTGTTTAGTTCCTGATTGTATTTGCCCATGTTCTCGTAAACTTTTCTGATAAAGTCTTTTAACTCGCCTATCTCTGCCTTATCAAGTAATTTCTGCGCATCCGTATATGATACTCCGTTCTCTGTTGCGTACCTAACATAAAAGTCGTTTATAACAGACTGTATTTCTTTTTTTGCCTGTTCAAACGACTTTTTCAAATCCTTATAGTAATCATTAACTTTCTTCTCCCCTGCTAAATATTTCTTTTCCTGCCTTTCTTGCCAATAAGATTTTTTCTTCTGGGCCAATGTTATTCACCTGCTTCCAGGTCTTTTTCGTTTTGAGCAATGATGTCGTCTTCAGGTGCTTCATTTTCTTTCTCTATTCGCTTCAGCTCTTCCTCGATATCTTCTATCCACGGATGGTTTGCTATAATCGTTCTATCACTGATAACGCCTTTGCTGTTCTGGCAATCAATTATGACTTGGCTTTCGTTAACAGCGATATCACGATTAAATACGATAGTGATTTCTTCGTCCGACGGAGTACCTTTTTTAGTAATCTCTAAGTATTTGTTTACAAAGTATAAAATCTGTTCAAATGACCATTTAAAATTGTCCTCAAGAGCATTACATTTGAGATCCAGTCCAGCATACAAAAATCTCAACGCTATACCTGATGGAGCGTTGCCTATTTTGTCCTTGTCCTCATCAACACCTTGACCGAAATCAAAGATATCTTTTCGCAACGTTTCCCAGTGTTTCTGTGCTGCATCAATGTTGATTTCAGCTTTAACAGTATCTAATCCGCCATCTTCGTCCAATTTCACAGCTCTATAGTAAGCCAAATCCCTCATGAAGTCTGATAGGCTTTCACCGCCATAACCTCTCAAAGCATATATCACATTTCGGATTTCTTCCAACTCGTTTGCAATATCCGACCGTGCCGTATCATACGCGTCAACAAGTGTTTTTACGAATTGCAAATCAGGTAATTCCTTATCATTGTTTTTCCACGGTATAAACGGCACTCGCTCCCAACTACCCGGGGTGTTGTTTACGGTGAAGTGAGGTACTAGGTTACCGTCACTCGGTGTATCGAGGTATTTTTCTGCGTCTAAAATTACTTCTCCATCTCTATCCATTTCGTAATACTCTACTCCGTCAGGTGTATGATATTCAATCTTTGTTACAAGCTTCTTTTCTTTTCCTTCATATACCTCCACCTGATAATATCTGATTAATGCTTGTAGTTCTTCATGGTCGTTATCAGTCCATAACGGAATAACCTGTTCTGACGGTATCATCATCGTTTTAAATTGCCCTTTGTCGTCTATGTAAACTTGCAACCATGCAATTCCTTTATTACTAGCCTCTGTTCCCAGTTGAGCAAGTCGGCGTTGAAACCTTTTTCCTAAAACCTCCTGTACTTGCTTCAGGTATTGCTCATCTTCACACGTCATAGTGTAGGGCTTTCGCAGTAAATAATTGATTTTATCCTCTACTAAGTTGTGCATAAAACCATGAGTCAATCTGTTATTTGCTTTGGTCTCATCAAGCACTGGCTTCTCATCTTCATACCGGTACATTTTACGATCCAGGATATCATTTTCAACTCGATAATATTTTTCACCTTTCAGCATTAACTCGCGCTGCTTTGATGCGTTAAATTCATCTATTTCGATTTTAATGATTTCTTCCCTGGACAGCATATTAATATCGTTTCGGAATTCCACGTTCTCACCTCACTTTAACCTTTTAATACTGCTATTCTTGCCTGTCTCATTTCGTCTTCCATCGCATACCTCACAGCATCGATGGAGTGGTTATCTTTATCAGGATATTGACTTATTACTTCGCCGTTTCTATCCGTTTCCAATGCGTAATTAATGAACTCTTTTGCAGCTAACGGGCATCTAGCCGGATCAATGATTATTTCTTCTATATCCTCCGATAAAAACTTAATGCCGTAATCCACTGAATCTGGACCCTTCTTTGCGCCTTTTATATTCATGCCGTAGCTTTTAAGCTCTGCAATCGATTTCGGCTCTGAACTATCAGCAGTTGTTACAACGTCCAGCTCATCCTTGATGTTGTTGTATAGCTTTCTGTTGGACACCTGGATGCCACTGAATTCATAAAACAAATATAATCTTCGTCTCGTTTTATCGTAGTGCATTTTTTCAAATACTACAGGGTCGACAGCATATCCGAAGTCCAAACCTTGCTTAATCTTATCGAATGTTTTTATCTCATCATCTGTTATAGCTCTAAGCGTAACATTCGTAAATACTTCTAGACCTGTTCCTGTTTCTTCACCAAGATACTCGTGCCGGTATGCCATCTCGTTAACCTTTTCCAAGTGTTCAGCTTCAACAATAAATGTTTCACCGAGCCAATGTCTCGGAACTGATCTATAATCTGAGTGGTGAACAAATCTACCGGCTTTTTCGATTTTCGCCTCTTGATTCACCCACGACCTTGAACTCTTTGGAGGGTTATATGTGTAAAAAACAACAAACTTTTCGCCTCCGCGCATGAGCGATTGATTAATTGTTCTTATTTCCTCCGGACCGTAAAATTCGTCCAGCTCTTCATACCAAATATATTTTATATAACCCTTTTTAACTTTTGTTGACTTTATCTTTTTAGGCTTATCCGCACCTCGGAACAATATCTTTTGTCCGGTAGGTATGTACGTCATTTCCAATGGTGATTTTGTGCATTTCCACTTATCCGATACACCCAGCTTTTCTATTGCCCATTCTAACTGTTCATACACGCTATCTTTTAACGTGTCTTTTACTTTTCGTAATGCAACTGCATTAGTATGTTCGCCGTTCTGGGCATCTCTCATCATCCCAAGTATAATTTCTGTACTTGCAAATGATGACTTTGTAGAACCACGTCCACCTTTAAGCATATACTCGGTGTACTTGTTTTCCTTGATACTCTTATGCACACAATAAAAAGAAGGCGAAATGATTTCAGACAATCTAATCTCCATCATTATCACCTTCTATGTCATCGATTATTGTTACACTTCCTGTACTGTCAGGTATTTTTGCCTGCGCTTCTAGTAGCTCAAGTTTCTTTTTATCGTATTCTATCTTATGTTTATCCATCGGATTCATTAAGAAATACCGGTCTAACCACTCTAGTGACTTACACCGGTCAAGCAATTTAATACTTATTCCGTCTCTGCCTTCTTTAATTTCTTTTATCAACTGTGTATCCACTTTCGATGATTCCGTAAGCTTTATACAGTTACCTTTTTCAATCGTTACATAATCGCCCATATCAGCAAAAGCAATTCGCATATGAAATTCAACCATATCTTCTTCACTAACTACTATTTGCTGCCGCTTAATCTCCTTTAACCGTTGTATTTCTTTTCTGACTCTATCATTTCCTAGCAGTCTTGGACCATTAGCCATTGCTGATTCATAACTACAACCGTATGCTTTTAAATAGCTCTGTGTAGCATTAAATGATTTACTGTAATATATGCAAAAAAGCTGTTGTTCCGGAGTAAGGTCTTCATTCTCCAACGTTTCCTTTGTTCCATCATCGACAACTTTCTTTTTCGCGTTCTTTTTATCGGAACGTTCCGTATTATTCTTTTGGAACGTTCCGTTTAATTTTTGTTCCCATTTATCTTTTGCCTTCCAGCCTCGAACCGTACCATCAGGTACATTCAGCTGTCTGGCTATCTCGACTAAATCTATATTTCCATTATACTCTCTATAAATTTCAAAAGCTTTATCTCTATTAGGATCTCTTATTCTTGCCACATCACCTCACCTGCCTGTTGTTTGTTCAGCATACAAAAAACATCCTTTTTGAGGATGCTTTTTTGTATAACACTTAATTATTTAGCTTTGCATTCATTACACTGTTCTTTATTAGATTTTACAAAAAGTATTCATCCTACAACTAAAATCGAATACCTTTCACTACTATAATTCGTCACAAAAGGAGGAAAATTTAACCACAAACTTTCGACAAAATTTTTATTACCTTAAATTTCCATAACCTCA